GTCGTAAAAACTAGCAACAACATTTAAAAAATGCGTACCCAAACCAACACCTTGATAGTCAGGTAAAATGACCAATCTTGAGCATTTTTTAATTTTAGAGTTATTAGGATGTGGAAAGTGTCTCACTGCTAAAAACCCGACTATTTTATCTTTATCAAACAATCCATAGCACTGCGATGAATTTGGCAAGTTAGCATCTAAATAGTGATACTTGCTAAATTTTTTCCATTCTTCTCGCCCACAACATCTGACATCAAATTTTTGTTCTGGTCGTGGGCTAATTGAAAAGATTGCTTCATCACATCTGTGTCAAATATCCAATCTGGTTGTAGAAACTCAATAACATCTCTATGACAACCAATAGCTACAAACTTTTTGTTTGAATATTTACGCATAGCTTTTTTTATAGCTAAACTCATCACTTTAGCTACTTGTCTATCCACAACTGAAGTGAACTCATCAAATACAATAAAGTCTGTTGATAATATCTTTCTCGCTAAATCAACACGCATCTTTTCTCCGTTTGAAAGCACTTTATACGGCTTTAACCAATTTGGTACACTTCCTAAACCAACCGTATAAAAAGTTTGCTCTATTTCTTTTACACTAACATTTTCTGGCATATCATCTACTATCGATTTAGCTTGATATTCGAAGTCATCATCTATTAAATCGCCAAATAACTCTCGTCCAATAGTAGTCTTACCCGTTCCTGATCCACCAACAATCATTGCTATTTGCCAATCAACATCTAAATCTAAAGTTCCTTTAAATTTTTCATTTGAATGAGATGGATTCACATCGAAATCATTCATGATTTTTGAAACTCTAAATGTTTTATCTATGTCTACTTTTTTTATAATGTCGAAATGTGACATTTATATCCCTCATTTTGAAGTTTCATAAAAGTTTGTTCTAACTCTTGCTCATTATCACACTCAATCACAATAACATCATCATCATTTAATTCATGTGGTGTGTTATCCAACTTTTCTTCTTCCAGTTCTTCAACCATATCCTCGAATCCAAACTCACTCATGTCGAAATCATCTAAAAGTGACAGTTCTTCTTCTAACATGTCGTCATCCCACTCAGCCAATTCAGCTGTTTTATTATCAGCTAGGCGGAACGCTCTCACTTGTTCTTCGGTCAAATCATCTGCCAACAAAACTGGCACTTGTTCTAAACCCAATTGTTTAGCAGCTTTTAATCGAGTGTGTCCATTTATAATTGTTTTACTCTCATCTACAACAATCGGTGATCTAAACCCAAACTCTTCAATTGATCGAGCCACTGCGTCGACCGCTTGATCATTGACGCGGGGATTGTATATGTACGGCTTCACAGTATCAATTGGCATCATTTGAATGTTGTTATTGTGCTTTGACATTTCATAACCTCTTTCAAATATATTTTTATGTACACAAAAAGCCCCAATTAAGGAGCTTTCTGAAACCATTAGGAATAGGAGGTGTATTCTCCCGTCGGAAAGAGTGAGAAGCCCATGTCCAAACTCCTCACACTACATATTATACCGCTTTAAAACGGCCAAACGTCTCATTATAGTGAGACACTCACATTTCCCATGCTAAATATTTTCTTAGATCGATTAGCATATCGTTATAATGTCTATAACACGTTGCGCGACTCATATGCACCAATCGAGCAACTTTAACCCACGTGTAATCACGCTTATAGCGATACTCCAGTATACGTCTATCTTCGTCTGTTAAGTTGCTAATAAACTTCTCAACACACTTCATTCTTCGCTCCAGCGTAGCTAATCTCAAATCCATAACTCGGCTCAACACTTCCCGCTCTGTTGGATCCCCGACACTACTCTCACTCACACGAATTTTAACCTCATTCTCCGGCTGAGACGGATAAGCGAGCTCTAATTTCCTTAATTCAATTTGCTGTGCTAACTTTCCGCTATAATAATCCCTCAAAATTTGCTCGCTCCTCACGCTCTCACTCCTCTTAAAATAAATTTTTGATAAGGTCCCAAATCATAACAGCAAAAAGTACCAAGCAAAACAACACTGTAGCACCCGAAAAAATGACAAAAAGCCAAACAAACACCGCTTGCATCATCTCTTCCCTCCTAGACGAACAGGATAGTGGTCACGATCCACTTCCCAGATATACTCAATGAAACGTGGGTTAACTTGAATCGGATTCTCGTTTATTTTAGAACCGTCTTTGCTCATTACATGTATATCCACAAATAAATTTTTCTCAAATGCTAGATAAACACTCTCCATAAGATCATTATTCTTCTTGTCTATACAAAACATTCCTGAAAAACCAACATTTGTTCCTATTTCGTATACTCTATATTTCATTATTCATACTCCCTTTCCAGTACTACAATATCTCCCCTGCGCTCAACGACTTCATATCCTCTATTCTCTATCTTCTTCTGGAAGTCTTCGAAGTAACCAATCACTTCGATGCGCTCAACTTGCTTACCCATGCGATTGTTCCTCGCAATATCCGCCGTTATCCCGTGCGCCCCAACCAACATTAACCAAACAAATAAAATTTTACAATTTTCCTGAGTACGTTCCTGAGTAATTTTCCACAATGTGAAGAACACTGGCAACCACAACCCTACCAAAATTAATATTTGGATAGGTGTAGTGCGCGCTAAGATTTCTCGATTTAGTATAATCATTTCTTCCATGTTAATCACCGTATCCTCCCCTTTCCAATCTTGCAGCATAGGCAATTAATAATTTAATCGCAGTATAAAAATCCCGTATCATCCCCTGCACTTCATCCCATGATAGATTCTCAAACTCGACTTGGTCCATAAACTGCTGTATATCCAATAACGTATATTCTTCATCTCCTGACTTAAACTCATCTAGTCGTTTCATTGCTTACCTCCGAATCACTACTCAATAGCATATCTTTTGATTTCCACGGACCTTTATTCTGTATATAATCATCTGCATTAAACGCATTCTCCAACTTCACTTCTTCGCGTTTTCTGATGTTCTCTTGCATCTTCTTGACCCAGCACGGTCCAGCAAGTGCCTCTTCATACCGCCCTACAATCTCTTCATACTCATCTTCCGTCTCTTCCATCGCCAGCACCTGCATCAAACAGTAGTTAGCCAAGTCCATATAAGTATCTCTCTTAGACTCATAATTCTGACTATCAGGCGTTTTCTTACTCAACGATACTAATCTGTTCACTTTGTCTGAAATCCTCACGAGACCCGCAATTTCTCCAAATTGTAGGTATGTTTGCTTGAAAGAATCCCCGTAATCAGCATTCTTCTTTTTGTACGTTTCATGCATTTCATCTAATAAGTCTTTAAATGTCATTTTTCCACTCCTATTCTAAAAATTCTTTATAGACCGACTCGATAACATCCAAGAAAGCTGAAAGATCATCATCGAAATCTTCATCTGTATAATATTCTCCACCTACAATCTCGTATGAGCCGTCTGTATACCAAAAATTATCGCCTAGTTCGTAGTCAAGTATTATATCGAACTCCTCATCTATCCTTTTCCCGCGCATATACAACTCGTTAATTGTGTAGCCATCATCTGATAAATAATACTCGTCACCATCAGGATCGGGAAAAACTGCATAAACAACGATATGGTCGTTAATGCAATTGAGTCTAGTGGTCACTATTTTGTATACCTCGAACCAAGCCGGACCATCATATAACTTTGTCTTTTTAACACTCATAACCTCATCAAACATTCTCTCAATCCTCCTAATCCTTGTTAAATTGAACAGAGCAATACACCATATGACCGTCTAAATGGGGGAGTAGTTTCATAAAAAAATCTTCCTTTCCGTTTTCGATGTTAATTGGTCGGTTCTTCGGTTGTAAAGGCTAAGGACACCTTACCTATTGGAAACCACGTGTCATCGGGTTGCAGAACGGTTAATGTTCGCATGGCAGGATGATAATAAATGGTCTCCTCAAATTGATAGTAATGCTTGTCCGTTTTTGTAATTTGAGGCATGTCATAGGCCATATGTTCGTTGATGAATTGAATGGCTGTCTCTTTTATAAACGCCTCTAGCAAGTCGCTAAAATACGTTTCTAAGTCACGTAATGGTTTAAAGTTAGGATCTGTTATTAATTTTTCAATGTACGTTCGGATACCTTGAATGTTTGATAATGGCGTTGTTTGTTCGCCTTGAATAAACC